GGTGAAAGTGAAGTATTATGCGCACGTGGTTGGGTAAAACTAAAACACTTGGAGTCGGATGATTTGCTTGGGCAGAAATCTGTTCTTTAAAGCCAGGACCACCCATTCCATATCCACAGTTGTGAACTATTATCGGGTCATATCCTTCACCCTTACGGACAAAGAACTGATTGCGCTTACCTACCCCAAGTATGTCATAAGTTTGTTTTTTCATACTGCCATTTCCAATCTGTCTCTGCTTTCTTTATAACGCCATTGCGTTTACGGCCAACTACCTTGCGGTGCATTGCTGGAACAGAAACGCCTACAGCCTCTGCAGCTTTAGTTAGAGACTCAAACACCTCTCCAGTTTCCACATTTACAACACGTTTATAAAACCTAGATGGATCAGGGTTTTTGTATACACCTTGTTTCCACCGTCGTTTCATATCTTCACTACGTCTTGCCTGTACATCTGGTCGACGTTGTGCTTCAGCTGCTAACCGCTTACGTTTTGCTTCAATATCTGGTCGTGCACGCAAAGCAGTCATTGCTTCTCTTCCTAATTGTTGCATTTTCTCTCTAAACGCATCATCTGTCTTTAGTTTGTCTCTATACGCGACGTTGGCTTTATCTCGTATAGAATTAAGCTGTTGTGCAATTCGTTCACGGTCAGGCCTTTTGCTACCACGGTTCGGGTTGGAGACATTTAAACCTTTATTGAACATTTGGAAGACCTTTGATTTATCATCGAACACCTCCTGCTCTTTGATTAGCAACTCATCTTCTAAACAAAACAACTCTACAGTAACAGTAAACTCATGTTCACCATATTTGTTATAAGCGTTTTGTAAGACCGTGTTATGGTGGTCCCCACGTCGTAAGTGTTGGCGGTGGTGTTGTAGTCTTCGTGCTAAATTTTTTGTAGAACCAACATAGCATTGGTTACTCGCCTTGCACGTTATCGAATAAACGCCCGGACGCATATACTCTTGCCCGTGATTGATCTGCATCTTGTGCCTCCTGCCAAATATTATCCACATTAACTTCATGGCTAGGCGTTAACCAAATATCAGCGAACTCAATACATTCTTGTTCACCACGAGAAATCAGTCCTTGGTGCGGTACGTATGTGGAACCGTCCCAAAGCAAATCATCCGACTCCAAGTGTTTTAGTTTTACCCAACCACGTGCGCATAATACTTCACTTTCACCATCAATGCAACCTAATACTACAAATTTACCCATCTGTCGTTTATATGTGTAATCTGCATTACCAGCTTTATGTTGAGCCTTTATAAACAACGGGTCTTCATTGTAGATAGCACCTGCCATGTCACAATAAATATCCCCACCACTTGAGAATATATCTAACTGAGACTTACAGTTAGTGATGTAACTTAGGGTACGTGCCTCAACAGCTGATGAGTCAGCTGCCACCACCACTCTACCTGCAGGTGCCATAATAGACTTACGCATTGTTGCGTCTTGTCCATCATTGCGTCCACTCGATAGGTTCTGAATGTTAAACAGGTCACCACCGAGACGGTGTGTAGATGCACCACTCACTTTAAGTGGCATACACACCGATCCGAACGCCTCCTGCTCGTTGATAAATCTGTTGAGTCTTGGTAACTCATAATTATTCACATACACAGCCGTTTTGCGAGCGGCTAAGACTTTCTGCAATGGTTCATAGTCAAGCTGTGATAACTTCACCATGCCATCATCTTTCTTAGCCAACGCATAGTCATAAACCGTGTACCCCATCTTGGCAGATTTCTTCTCAGAAACCTTTGTTGGGATAATAAATGGTGGCTCAGGATCAAACCCTTCAGTGCGAATATAATCGTCAACCTCGTCTTGTGTCATCCCGCCCATAAACTTGAACAGGATCGCTAGTTTACCAGTTGATAATAAGTGTGCCTTAGCCTCAGCATAATCACCATCAAACCAATCTTCAGCTACGCCTCGCACTGCGTCCCGTAGTGATGTCTCAGCTTTATGTTTGGCTGCCTTCAGCATTGGCAAGTCCATTACCAACTGTGGGTATAACGCACAGCGTGCAATCATATCCTGGTATGCCAACTCAGCACGTGGTAACTTACCCACCATAAAGTAAAATCCTTTACGGCAGATGTCCACGTCGTTGGCACAGTATTCTTTGAATCGCTCAAACAAGCTAATTGTTTCTGCTACAAATACTTTAGGGTCTTTGAAGGCTTTGCCTGTCTTGGTCTTACCTGACTTCGTGAGGTTCAGCGTGCGGATGAAATCCTGTGACACCTCTTTCGCAGCTAGGTAGTATTGACCATTCGGGTATTGGTAAAGGTGTTTGCCTTTGGCTTCCTTCACCTCTTCACCCTTATCTAAGACGGCAACGCCTTCGCCCTGCAGTATTTTAGCAAGGTGGCTTAACTTGAGGCCACCGAACACCACGTCGTAACGCAGTGCTGCCATAAATCCCATTGTATCGAAATACATCACTGGGTTATGTCCGAACCGTTGGTGGACAAGTCGTCCATCAAATCGAATGTTGTGGCTGACAAGTGCTGTGGTTGCCCAGTCAATACTAGACAACACACGCTTAGTCTCTTCTTCACCCACAGCCATTTGAATTGGCTCGTTATTGAGTGCCCACCCCATCAGCTGAATGGGTGCGGTCATCACATACTCTGCTGAAGAATCAGCATCCTTGAGGCTGAAGTCTCCGTCGTAGTATGTCTCAAAGTCGACAAATAAAATGTTCATAGATCCTGCAGTATCTGTTTTAGCTCATCAAGGTTGTCCTCATTTACCATAAGTGCAACACCTTGAGCTTCGTTAATAAGGCGAATTTGTTTTGCCTGCAGCGCCGTGAGTTTACGTGACGAGTATCTACTTTTTGTTTCAATACCTAGCAACTTGCCACGAACACAACAGATAAAATCAGGTATTCCGCTCTGCCCCATCCCGTTCTGTACTGGCATGAAATACCAACAGAAGGGCGTGTTATCCAAAATCTCTCGCACCAACGACTTCACTCTGCCCTCAGGCGTCTTCGCTACTGTGGTGGACTTCTTCCGTCTAACACCTTGTAAAACATTATGCCCTGTTTGGGGTGTTGCGTCAACCATTATTTTACTCCTCGCATTATTTTTTTGTGGATTTTATCTACAGATAAATCTGTTTCACGCACCATCTTGTTTACCCGATGAACCAGCAGTAGCCGTTGCCAAAACTCATCCCACGTGTTTGGTGACTTGAAGGCCCGCACTTCCAGTGCCCGGTTCTTTCTGACGTGCACTATATATCTATGATCCTTGATTATCCGTAAACCGTTTTTCAAGTCTCTGAACCGGCAATACTTATTTGGCAATCTGCCAATCACCTTTTCCAACTCACCAATATGTCTTGGGTTGTTAAAGTAATCAAAGAATCGTCTCTCCTGTTCACGAGTTTCAAATGGATCTACTGTGATATGAAGACCTGACGTGTCAGTTCGTTTATCTAAACATTTCATCACGTCTTCATCATCAAACAACACTTGAAGTTTCTTCATCGTGTTCAGTGAAAATGGTGCAGTGATAATTTCAAACCCGCATGCCAACGATTCATCACGTTGCACTGAGTATGTATTCTTACTCAGTGTAGTACGTAATAAATTGCGTATAACGATTGCTGTAACCTGCTGATTTTCTTCACCACGAAATTTAAAGTCAAACTCAATCTCCACACCATAGCGATACTTTGCTCGGCTGTAAGCTATATTGCAAACCTCAGTAGTGTGGTATATCAACATACCAATATATGCTTGCCACTTGTCATTGCGTGGCAGTGCCCATCGTAAAGTGCGGACAATTTCATCTGCACGTATTTTTAAACTATTTAGTGCCTGTTTCATTCTCGCCCTCCCACATCTCTACAGGCTTAAAGGGTTGGTCTGACAACCAGAAATTCGGGCGGTCGAACTTTAGTCCTTCAGACGGTTGTGCAAAAGCACATGATCGTATGGTTGCCACATGAACTGGATCATTGAACACCGTAGCCAAGTCGTCTCTTAGTTGCTCGGCTACTTTGACAAGCACATCAACCGCCACCCATACCTCACGAATACCTGCACCAAACACTTTGTTGCGGAACGTATGCTCAAGCTCTAATACCACATAAGCAACCTCATCACGCGTATCTAGGCGGGTTCGCACTTCATACCGATACCACTTATGCCAAGGGATTCTCTCGCCCTTCAATGGCTCTGCAGGGACGTCACTGAGATAACAAATCTTACTTATGATATAAGGTAACATAACCCAATCATTCGGTGTGAGCTTACGTGCAAACTCTACAATCAACGCCTTGCGACGTTCATCACTCACCCAGCAGTGCCGTTCTCTAAACGTCGGGCACTGCATAAACATCTTTTCAAGTTCTTCAAAGGGTGGGTGAACAAACACAGGTTTAATATCCATAACATGCTCCAAGTAATTGTGCACCGTACATAAAGTTTTTACCTACATACTCACAGGCTTTATTCATTGGGAACCCATCACATAATAGTGACAGCAACCACACAACCGTATCAATGTCCCGACGACGTAGTGCCTTAATCGCTGCTCCATTCACCACCAACCGTTCAAACTCAACACCAGCACCAACGACCACCTCCTTAATATCGAGGTCTTTGTTACCCACCTTACGTAGATACTCCGCCACTTTTAATAGTTCAAAATAAGAGAGTGGATGACGTTTTGCCACATCTGTTGAATAGTCCACACCTATAGCCTTCACTGCATTTAATACCACCTTAGATGTTGATGCAGCAATATCACCAAGTGCCCACCCATTCTGCAGCATACGCACTGCTAATTTGTAGTCGTGCTGATATTGAGACAACTGCTCACCTTGTGGATAATCAACAGGTTTAGGATAACAATGTTCGGTGTTCATACAGCGTGGGTTATTACACGTGCGACGGTAAAGAGATAGCGGTGACACCTCCTTACCTGCTTGTTTCATCAACACATCAAGTGTATACACCTTGTATGTATGGTTAGGATCAACCGTCTTCAGGTTAACTGCGTGACCATTACCGCTGGTTTTAGCAAAGCCCCACTCAAGACACTCACCATTCTTCACTAACTTCTGTCTGGCAAGTCCTAACACGCCGAGTGTTTCCTCTTCTGTGAGGTCATTGGCACTCACCCATACTGTTGATTTCTTACTCATAAGTCACCTCCCACCATCCATCTTGTTTATATTTTGGTTTATCTTGTTTGTCGAACCCAACCAACTCATTGCGTTGATACACGACCTTATAACCTTCACATAACAACGCATCTTCAACTAACCCGTGCAGTGGAATACCAATCACAATCGGACGCAGCCAAACGGTGTCAATGTTTTTATGGCTTTTTACAATCGCCACAATTTCATCTACGCGCTTAGTAACTTCTTCCTTTGTCATGCCTTCAGCCGGAATGGTGAACAACTCACGCAGTGGATCAAACTCCACAGGCGCAATAAATTTTGCGAACTTTAATGCTTCCGTCGGACGTAAACATGTCAAGTTTAAACACCCTTTCTCTAAATACTTAACTGACTTAATCATAAATTCTCCTTACCAATATCCGCCTGCCTTCATTAAGCAGAACACCACAATACATAACACGACAAAATAAATAGATCCTACGATAACAAATGTTTTAAACCACCATT